TTATTACTATTACTAGATTCGTCTGTTACTGAATTTCCATTTTTAAGAATTAAATATCCATTTGTTCCCCAGCCATTACTAGGTGTAATATCAATTTTAATTTTCCACTCACCAGTTGTAGAATCTGTTTCCCCAAAAATTCCTGGTAATTCTTGTGTACCCTCAATAAAAGCTACATAAGACATAATTCCATCAAAATTATAATTACTTGTGCTACCATATCTATAAACTCCAATTTGTTGAGCTTGATATTCATTAACTCTTAAATCTGCATTTTGTGATGGATAGGTAGCATTATCCAATGAAGTTATTTGAACTCCATTTACATATATTTTTATTCTATTAGTATCTGTTGCTTGTGTAGTATCTACTGCTACTACAAAATTATACCAAGCAAATGTATCTCTATATTTAGCATTTGTTTTAAGATTTGCTGTATAAGCATTTGTGTAATCCCAAAATGAAAAAGTATCAGTACTATTAAAACCAATATAAGAATTATAATCATTACTAGAATTATGTTGACTATACATACAATTTGTATTTCCACTTTTAGTACCTATATCTCCTCTTTTAACCCAAAAAGAAAATGTAAAAGTTTTTCTATTGCCTGATGAACTTGGTGTTCTTGTTAAATATGTACTAGCCATGATTAGTTAAATTGTCCTCCTCCTGTAGCACCGAAGCTAGAAGTTAAAGTAAATACTCTATCTGCTGTTTGTCCTTCAGCATCTGTAGCTCGTAGTGTAAATGTATATAATGTAGCAGCAGTTGAACTACCACCGAAATCTGTTGTTGTTATTACACCTGTTGAAGGAGCTAATGAACAATTTGCTTGTGATGCATTTGTTAATACTGATGTAGTTTCTGAATATGTAATTGCTGAATCTGATGTTGCTGCAACTGTTGCAACTGTTCCTGAAAAATTACCAGCAACACTTCCTAAAGAACCTGCTGATGTTGTCCATGTAGGAGCTGTACTTGCAGTAATAATTGCATTAGCACTTCTACCTGCATTACCATCATTGTTTTCTACTCTAACATAATAAGCACCAGTAGCTAATGTAGCTGTTACTGATAAAGCTGTTGCACTTGTAAAAGATACAGCACCAGCTCTTGTAATAGCTCCTGTATCTGATTTAATAAATTCTACTATTGGTATTGATACAAAACCTGTACCTGTAATATTAAATGTTTGTGATGTAGCTGGAGCAATTGTTTGTGATACATCAGCAACTGTTGGTTTAGCTTCTACTGCATCTACCCAAGATAATTGATTAGTGCTTGAACCTGCAGTAGCAAGTACTTGTCCATTTGTTCCAACTGATGTTGGTAAAATTAAATTATAAGATTGTCCTGCAGAATGTGCAGGTCCAGCTATTGAAACTCCATGTGAATTTTGTGAGCAATTAAGAATTAATTTTCCATCAGCACTTGAACCATCACCTTTAATAGTTAGTCCAGGTGTAAATTCTGTTTTAGCATTTGTAACAGCATCTGCATTTACTTTAACAGTAGTTACAGCATTAGTAGCTAGTTTGTCTGCTGAGACAATACCATTTGCTAAATCATCTGCTGTTATTGCTGCGTTAGCAGGTGTTCTTCCCACATATGCCATAGTATATTATTTCCTTATTATGCTGAGATAGTATCTACAACACTTGTAATTATATCAACAGATGAAGCTGCTGAAGCATAAGCTTTAACTGCATCTCCATTCATTAATACAACTTTAGAACCACCATCAATTAATTCCAATGAACCACCTGTAGGGATGGGAGCATTTTTAATTATATGATAAATAGTTGAACTGTTCTCTACATATACAGTAACATTAACTGAAGTACCAGAAGTGTTAGTACATCTAACACCAATGATTGCATCATCAGAATTTGCTGCTGCTCTTAATTGTGTAGGAGAACCAGAGTTGTTTGATATATTTTGTTCCAGAGTTCTTTCAAAATCTTGTGCCATAGAATTATCCTAATTATACCTTTTTTTTACCTTATTGTCAACTGAACTAGAGTGCTATTGCCATTGCTACAGCAAAACCATTACTAGCTCTTGCGTCTATTTGAGTTTGAATAGCAGAAGTTACACCATTCAAATATCCAAATTCTGTATTATCTACTGTACCATCATGAATTAAATTTGCATTTAATCTATTAGATGCATCAATAGTAGCTTGTTTAGCATCTAATTGAGTTTGAGCATTAGATGATAAGCTATTAATATATTGAAATTCTGTACTTGTTACTGACCCATCAGCTATTTTAGTAGCATCTATACTTGAAGCTAATGTTGTAACACCATCTTTGTCTGAAGTTATTGCACCACTTATAGCTTTATTTTTCCAAACACTTGCTGAACTATCATATATAAAATAATTAGCATCTGCTAAACTAGCAAGTGTGACATCTGTCATTTCACCTAATTGGTCTCTAGCTGCTGTAGAGTTATCTACATAAGCTGTAGTTGCAAGTCTAGTTGAATTATTTCCTGCTGCTTGAGTAGGAGCTGTTGGATTTCCAGTTAAAGCTGGAGAAGCTAAAGGAGCTTTTAAATCTATTTGGTCTTGAGCATTACTTGATAAAGAATTAATATATTGAAACTCTGTACTTGTAACAGAACCATCTGCAATTTTAGTTGCATCAATTGCTGCTGCAGCTTTAATATCTGCATTAACTATATTAGTAATAGTATTGTTATCTGAATCAATTGATTTATTTGTTAAAACTTGTGCTGTAGTTTTATCAACTGTAGTTGCAGTATCTATAGCAAGAGTTGCTGAACCAGAGGTTGCTCCTCCAGATAAACCTGTACCTGCTACAACTGCTGTTATATCTCCAGTAGGTATAGTAGCTACTTGAGTATCTACATATGCTTTAATAGATTGTTGTGATGCAACTTTAGTAGCTGAATCAGAAGACATATTATCTTCATCTAAAAATGCAGTACCACTTATACCAGTATCAATAACTGGACTTGTTAAAGTTTTATTTGTTAAATCTTGAGAACCTGTTAATGTTGCAACTGTAGAATCAATTGCTATATCATTTGCATTAGCTGTAATACCTGTACCACCTACAACATCTAATGTAACATCACCTGATGTTCCACCACCTGTCATACCAGCACCAGCTATTACTGAAGTTATATCTCCAACAGGAACTGCATCTACATAAGCTTTAATTGCTTTTGCAGAAGCTAATGTATCATCACTAGCTGAAGCAGTAGTTAAATCTGTATCTACAGAAGTTACACCAGTTGAAGTACCTATAACTAATGTATCTGTATTTAAAGTACCATCAAAATAACCATCTTTAAATTCATGTGTAGATGAACCTAAATCAATATCATTATCTGTTGCAGGTTTAATTACACCATCTAAAATATTTAATTGTTCTACTGCACTTGAACCAACATCTATATAAAATTTTATATGGTCATTAGCTGTATCTATTGAAATTTTATTTAAAGGAGTTGCTAGACCTGCATCACCTATTAAAGAAATTACTGGACCTTCTGCTGCAGTACCATCATGTTTATGTCCTGTACTATTATTAAAAGCAGCTAATAGTTGGTCATATTCATTATTAAATATTGCTGCTGTAATAGTATTACCATCTGTAATAGTACTTTGTCGTGTATATCCTGCCATAAATTATCTTCTTCCTCCTGCTATAAAAGATACAAACATTCCATTAACTGAATAAGATGCATCTTTATCATTTGTAGTAAATCTAAAACTATTAGAGAATCCACTACCTGTTACTATAACTCTTTTACTTGGTAATGTTACTGCTCCAAAAATTGATGTTCCAAACTTAGATGTTGCAGCACCAAATAATGCTGAACTACTTAAACAACCAATTGAAAATTCTCCTGGTTGTGGTACATCAGTAGATTCAAAATCATATCTAATTCTTAATTTTAAATTACAGTTTGTTCCTTCTGGTTCTAAATTTGTTTTAACTGCATACAAACTTTTTCTTAAACCATTATCACCATAATCCATATCAGGTGTTTGAAATCTTGCATTTATATTTGCACCATCAAAATCATTTCCTGAATCTAATGAATAAATATAACCAGATTCATTTGCACCAAATTGTACTTCTGTATTAGAAGTATTTAATGCTGAAGAACATTTTCTAATTTCCATTCCTAGTGTTTGGCTCCATTCAAAAGCAGGAACACCATTAGAATCAAATTTAAAAGTTCCTATAATTCCTTTTTGAGAAGAAGAAGCTTGACCAGATTGAAAATAAAATAATCTGTATTGACTTCTTTCTCTTATAACCATACTATCAAGTTTATAGTTAGCTATATTATTTAATAAATCATTTATTACTGGTAATATTTTTCTACTAATAGAACCTATTTCAACATCACCAATTCTAGCTGTTCCAGCAACTGTTCTCAATCCATCAGGTGCTAAAAAAACTAAATCTCCACC